GTCGCCGCAGCGGACGGGGTCCGCTGCGGCGAGCACAACAACAGACACAACTCGACGGTGGCCTCCACCTTGCAGCGCGGGGGTGCCGCGTGACCGCCGAAGCAGTCCCATCCGACGACGTGATAGCAGCGATCCGCCTCACCCACGGGCCGCTCCTAGTCCACAAGCTCATCAACGCGAACCACCGGACCCACTGGCGGGCCAAGGCCGAGAAAACGCGGTTCTGGCGGCATCTCGCGGCGGAACAGTTCCGGGGCGTCCCCCCCGTGACCGGGATGGTCCGTGTCGAGGTGTTGATTTCGTGGCCTGACCAGCGGAGGCGCGACACCACGAACTGGGCGCCAACGGGCAAGGCGTGTCTCGATGGCGTGGTCGACGCGGGCGTCATGCCCGATGACTCCGACCGGTACGTGATCGGCCCGGACATGCGCCGCGGGTACGGGCCCCACGAGGTGCGCGTGATCCTCACCCGCATCCATGAGGACCACAACACGGCGGGGAGGCTCCGGTGAGCCGGGCGGACGGCAGGGTCATCCCGAAATCGCAGGTCGGCACCGACGGGGACCTCATGTCCCAACGTGTCATTGACCCGTCCGTGGTGGACAAGCGGAGGGCCGGGATAGCTCTCGTCGAGGCGTGGCAACGCTCCAACACGGCCACGTGGGCTGACGTGGTTGAGGCGCTGCAGATGCTCGGGGTCGCCCCGTGAGCGCCGTGGCCGTCCACGCCCAGCCGTCGATACCACTCACCACCGACAAGTTGTATCTCGTCGATCACACCCGCAGGATTGCCCACCTGACCAGGGTGTGGACAGCGGCGCTGCCCGCGTACAGCGTCGTGGCTGGGCGGACGTTCGCTGACATCCTGCCCCTCGGGGTGGCCCTGTCGTGGGCGATCGACCTTGACGTGCTGGGCCGCAACGGCCGAGACGAGGTCCCACCTCAGGCGCTGGTCCAGGCGGCCTTTCCGGGCGACCTGCGGGGGTTCACGCGGATGAAGGCGGCGGTCAGTGAGGACGCTCCCCGCAATGGTCGCGGCGGAGTCCTGGCCCAGGTGTTCCCGGAACTGGACACGGACGCCCTGTATCAGTGGGCGCGTCCCTGGTGGACGCCCCCGGTGGCGCCTGACGTCTCTACCGGGGCGAGGCTACGGCTCGTCCCACCCCCGCGCACTTGACCGCCTCCATGGCTGTCCTTGAGGCCGCGGACCTGGAGTACGGGTACGCCTGGTGTGGGTGTCTGCGGGCTGTGTTGGCCACGGACGGGCATGGGTGTGTCCTGGGCGGACTGCCGGGTGCGTGGGCGCCTGACAGGCCGTCGGGGGCGTGGGGGCCGGTACCAACACCGGATGGCCTGGACGGCGGGAATAGCGGGTCCGACACGCTGCGATCAGCTTGACCCGAGTACCGTCCCGTACGGTACGGTACTCGCATGACAGCCAAGCCACGGCGAACCCGTGACCCCGACACCTACGTCAGCAACGACCTCACCGTCAGGGCATGGGCCGCCCTCGCCGCCACCCAAGCCAAGACCCGCACTGGCGGCGTCAACCCGAACAAGTCGGCTGTCCTCATCGCAGCCTGCGCGGTCGCCGAAACCCACATGGACGAGATCCTCGACCGCCTGCGAGAGACGGCATGACCCTCCCCTACGAGGAGTTCCTCGCCCGCAGGACCCAACTGTCCGAAGGAACCGGGTTCGAACCGCTCTGGATGCCGGACTTCCTCTTCCCGTTCCAGCGTGACCTCGTGGACTGGGCCCTCCGCCAAGGCCGTTCAGCGATCTTCGCTGACTGTGGACTCGGGAAGACCCCGCAACAGCTCGTGTGGTCCGAGAACGTCCGCCGGAAGACCGGGAAACCCGTTCTCATCGTCACCCCCCTGGCGGTGTCGTTCCAGACTGAACGGGAAGCCGAGAAGTTCGGGATCGACGCGGAGGTGTCCCGAGATGGAACCCCCCGCCCGGGGATCACGATCACCAACTATGAGCAGTTGGAGAAGTTCAGCCCGGACGACTTCGGCGGGGTCGCCTGCGACGAGTCCAGCGCGATCAAGTCGTTCACTGGCACCAGACGGGCGATCGTGACCGAGTTCCTCCGCACCCGCGAATACCGACTCCTGTGCACGGCTACGGCGGCCCCGAACGACTACATCGAACTCGGCACCTCTTCCGAGGCCCTCAGCCACCTCGGGCACATGGACATGCTCAACAGGTTCTTCACCAACAAGCAGAACACGTCAGCTCAGAACCGGTTCGCCGGGCAGGCCGCAGAGTGGCGTTTCAAGGGTCATGCGGAGGATGCGTTCTGGCGGTGGGTCGCCTCATGGGCCCGCGCCATCCGCCGGCCATCCGACCTCGGATTCGACGACGACGGGTTCGTGCTGCCCCCACTGGAGTATCGGACCCGAGTGGTGGAGGCCAGGACCACCGCCGAAGGAACCCTGTTCGACGTGCCAGCGAACGGGCTCCGGGAGGAACGCGAGGAGACGCGCCGGACCATCACGGAGCGTTGCGAGGCGACCGCGGACCTACTGGCCGACGCAGACTCGGCGGTCGCCTGGTGCCAGTTGAACGACGAGAGCAGCCTCCTCGCACGGTTGATCGACGGGGCTGTCGAGGTCAGTGGTTCGGATTCCCCGGACGAGAAGGAAGAGAAGCTGATCGCATTCAGTCAGGGGAAGGTTCGGGTCCTCATCACGAAACCGATCATCGGTGCGTGGGGTCTGAACTGGCAGCACTGCAACCGGATGTCCTACTTCCCCAACCACTCCTACGAGCAGCTATACCAGGCGGTCCGACGGTCCTGGCGGTTCGGGCAGCAGCGGCCCGTAACCGTCGACATCGTCGCCACCGAGGGTGGATCGAACGCCCTCAAGAACCTTCAACGCAAGTCGGCGCAAGCCGACGCCATGTTCGACTCCCTCGTCTCCTACATGCGCCAAGCGGTCACCATTCGACGCGGCGTCACCTACTCCCAGAAAGTGCAGGTCCCGACGTGGGTATGATCGCCGAAAGCACACTCACTGACCGCTACGCCCTGTACAACGGGGACAGCCTCGACGTGATGCGAGAGTTCCCCGACAGCTCGATTCACGCCATGGTCTACTCCCCGCCGTTCGCGTACGGGGAGGAGGGCCCGGGAGGGGCCGGGCTGTACAAGTACTCGTCATCAGAGAGGGACCTGTCCAACGCTGGCGGACTGTCCGGGTTCCTGGACATGTACGAGTACTTCGTCCGTGAGGCGCGCCGGATCACGGTGCCCGGCCGCTGCCACGGCGTCCACTGCATGGACACCCCGATGGGCAACAGTGGCGGAGACTCCCTACACGACTTCCCAGGAGACGTGATCCGGCTGCATCAGCGCCTCGGATTCGACTACATCGCCCGGCATGCGATCTGGAAGGAGCCCCTCGCGGTCCGCAACCGGACCATGAGGAAGGACCTCACCCACAAGACGATCGTGGACGACTCGGTCCGTGGGGGGGTTGCTGGAGCCGACTACCTGCTGATCTTCCGGAATCGCGGCGACAACCCGGTCCCGGTCACCCACCCGAACGGGTTCACCGCCTACCACGGCGCATCCCAGCCGCCCGCTGACGTGCTCCGGTACAGGGGCTGGGACGGCAGCCAAATGGAGAACCGCTACAGCCAGTGGGTGTGGCGGCAGTACGCCTCCTCCGTGTGGGATGACATCCGCGGAAACCTCGGCCGGTTCGACGCAAAAGGCTACATGGATGTCCTGCCGTACCGGGAGGCCCGCGACGAGGAGGACGAGCGGCACGTCCACCCCACCCAACTGGATGTGATCCGCCGGTTCATCGACATGCGCACCAACCCTGGGGAGACGGTGTTCTCCCCGTTCGCCGGGGTCGGATCGGAACCGTATGCGGCGGTCGAGTTGGGCCGGAAGGGGGTCGGCGCCGAACTGAAGCCGTCCTACTACCGGCAGGCCGTCAAGAACCTGGCTGCGGTGGACGAGGACACCGCCCAGGACCCGTCCCTGTTCGACCTGATCGCTGATGGTGAGGTGTCCCTGTGAAGATCCGTATCGAGCGTGACGTGTTCGCTGACGCTGTCGCGTGGGCGGCGAAGACGATCCCCGCGAAGGCTGCCGTGCCCGCCCTGGCTGGCATGCACTTGACCGCCGGGGATGGGGTGCTGAGCCTGTCGGCGTTCGACTACGAGACGTCGGCGCGGGTCGGTGCCCCCGCCGACGTCCTACAGTCGGGGACTGTCCTCGTGTCGGGGCGGCTACTCGCGGAGATCGCGAAAGCCATCCCGGACCGGCCGGTCGACATGATGGTGGACGGGTCACGGGTGACGATCAAGTGTGGGGCGTCGAAGTTCACGCTCCTCACGATGCCGGTGGGCGAGTACCCGGCCTTGCCGGATATGCCCCCGGATGTGGGTGTCGTCGCGGGCCCGGCGTTCGCGCATGCGGTCGCCCAGGTGGCGGTCGCCGCAACGAAAGACGAAACCCTCCCGATCCTGACGGGGGTCCTGGTTGAGATCGACGGCAGCAAGCTCACCCTGCTGGCGACGGACCGGTACCGGCTGGCGGTGCGGGAGTTGGCGTGGTCGCCGAACGGGGCTCTGGTGCCATCCTCGGCGTTGGTGAAGGCGCGCACGCTCACGGATGTGGCCCGTGGGCTCGCCGCGGCCGGGGACGTGACCCTATCCCTCGCCGACGACGCCCGGGTCGGCTTCCAGGTGGGTTCCCGGCGGTCCACGTCCCTGCTCGTGGACGGAGAATACCCCAAGGTCCGTTCCCTGTTCCCGGCCGAATCGTCCGGGTGCGCGGTCGTGGAGGTTGCGGCCCTCACGGACGCCGTCCGGCGGGTCGCGTTGGTGGCGGAACGGGGCACCCCTGCCCGGATGTCGTTCACGTCCGGGTCGGTGACGGTGGAGGCGGGGGCTGGGGAGGACGCGCAGGCGGTCGAGGCTGTGGATTGCACCCTGGACGGCGACGACATCACGCAGGCGTACAACCCACAGTTCCTCGCTGACGGGATGGCCGCACTCACCACCCCGTTCGTGCGACTGTCGTTCACGGAGCCGCAGAAGCCGGCCGTGCTCACTGGGCAGGCGGAGGCTTCCGGGGATGATGACGGGTCGTACCGGTACCTGCTCATGCCGGTACGCATCGGCTGAGATGCCGCGCTGGCGGAGCGGGTGGTCGGGGTCTTCGGATCCCGGCCGCCCCTCCCGTTTGGGTGCTGGACGGCGTCGACCGGCTGTGATCGGCGGCTACGGACGGTAGCGTGAGATCCCGGCACCGATCCGTTACAGCCCGCCACGATGCTGGTAGCATGTGCGTAGAGACGGCTAAGGCCGGTGCGTTAACACCGGCCCGCCTGACCCTGACTCCAGACGACAGCAAGGAGAGGGCTACCCGTGAGTTTGCCACACACACACGATCCGCGACGCCTCATCGAGGCACGGCGCCACGAACTCGCCGACAGGGTATGCAAACACGCCGCGACCGTCGCCGCGTTGACCGCCCAACGGGACCAGGCCATGGCCGAACGAGACCAGGTCATCGCCGAGGCCAAGGCGGAAGGACTCACCTACGCCCGCATCGCTGAGCTGATCGGGTACTCCCTCCGCGGGGTCCAGTTGATCGTCGGCAGGACCAAGGCCGCATCACGCACCGCGGACGTGGCCTGATGGACGCCCCGGTCCATTCCGTCCGGGACGGGCAGGTCGCCTGCGAGGCGCCTCCCGGATCCCCCTGCCGGATGGGCTGCCCTGCCCGGACCTGTGAGGAGTGGTCCGGCGACTCCTGCGAGCACGGGCCACTCGCCGATCAGCACTGCTACGCCGCTGAGTGGATCAACGCGGTGGGACTCACTGACACCAGCCACGACGTTGGCCTCGACGACCCCGACGGGTATGAGGGGCTCGTCGACGTCGAGTGGGACGACGGCTACCGCTGGTGCCCCCCGGGCTTCTGGGAGGACTACCAGGCAAGACAGCCCGAGGCCATGAAGGCATGCGGCCAACTCACGATTGAGGGGGCCTGATGCTGGCCCCACGCCAAGAACCGGACATGGACAGCAGTCCGCGAGGTGACAGCGCATGAGCCGGACCGTCCGCGTCTACCGGATCGCCGTCACCTACCCTCCCGGGGCACTGGAGTACGGATGGGAGCCCCCCGAATGGCGGGAGGGCATCAACCGCATCGAGGCCGCGCAACAGGCGTGGATTGACGAACGCACCGACCGTGACCCTCTCGGCGGCCCGTTCTACCCCCGCGACTACAACCCCGAAACGGGCGACTGGATCGGCTGGCCCGTCAACCGCATGTACTTCAGCCGGGCCAACGCTGAGCGGCGTGCGGACCTGTTCCGCCGGTACGGGGCTACCGCAGCGGTCGATGCATCCGACCCGGTCACGTGGCCATCCGGAAACCCAGGGGGCGACTAGTGGCCCGCGAGTATGCCCCGATCAGGTTGTCCATCTGGGCGGACGACGACTTCCGCGGCCTCTCTCCGGAGGCGCAGCATCTGTACTTCGTGCTGGTCACCTCGCCAACGCTGAACCATTGCGGGGTGGCCGACTGGCGCCCCAAGCGCATCGCTGCCCTGTCTAGGGGGTGGACGGTGGAGACCGTAGATCGGGCCGCGTGGGAGTTGGTTGAAGGTCTCTACATCGTCGTTGACGAGGACACGGAGGAGGTGCTGGTCCGCTCCTTCGTTCGCCATGACGGGCTGATGAAGCAGCCGAATATGGCCGTGGCGATGCACTCCGCCCATATGGCTCTCGCCTCATCGGTCCTGCGCGGTGTCCTCGTCCACGAGGTGAAGCGGCTCGCCAAAGACCAGCCCGAACTTAAGTCCTGGGGGGCCGCGGCGAGCAAGGATCTCCTCTCGGAGATGGTGTCCCGCGAGGGGATCGACCCATCGACCTACCCCCTTGGAAACCCTTCCCGAAAGGGTTCCATAAACCCTTCCACAAAGGGTTCCGGTATGGATGGGGCGAAGGGTTCGGGGAACCCATCGGGAAACCCAAGCCCCACTCCTAGACCTACTCCTACACCAGCATCCAGCAACCTTCTTGCTCCTACGGAGCAAGCGCCGCCAAGGCGGCGTGCCCCCACGAACACCGAAACTCCCGAGGCCAGAATCGCCAACCTCGTGCACGAGCACACTGGATCAGCAACCCCGTGGGCCGCGACGATGGAAACCGCCAAGAGGGCGCTCCGCGTCAAGGGCGCCTCGGAGTCAGCCGTCGGGGAGATCATGTGCGCTCTCTACGACGCCGGTAAGCCGCTCACGACGACCCTCATCGGCCAGGTCCTATCCGGGGCGGTGACGCTCGGGGGGTCACCAGGCAGCGGACCCGCCGCCACCCCGCCATCGAAAACCGATGCGGCCATCCGTGACATCGCCGCCCGAGCGGCCAGACGTTCGGATCCACAGCTCACGATCGGAGTATCCGCATGAGTGTCATCACATGGGAGGACGCCGCCCTCGTCGTGGCTAAGGTCAGGACCTTTCACCAGCCGCAGGACATCGGCGACTCCACCATCACGTCATGGCAGGAGGCTCTCAATGCGGCAGGCGTGAAGTCGAGGACGGATGCCGTCCATGCCGTGATCCGCCACTACGCGACACCCGGGAACGACAAGTGGATCACCCCGGCCGATGTGGTGTCTGGGGTCAAGGCGATCCGCAGCGCCCGGCTCGAGAACGTCACCGAATCCGACCTCACCCCGGACATCGGTCACGGCGTCCACGCCGCGGACTGGGTGCAGACTCTCCGCGCACGGATCGCCCTCGTCGCCGACGGGGCGCCGGTCGCGCAAGCCATCGCATCGGTTCCGCCGCCGAAGGCCATCACCGCCGGGGGCGAGTCGTGACCGACATGACCCCACCCCAGGACTTGGGCGCCGAGATGGCCGTCCTCGGCGCTGTCCTCCTAGACTCCCGGGCACTCGACGACGCTATCGAGGCAGGGGTCACGGGGGACGCGTTCTACCGGCCCGCGCACGGGACCATCTGGGCGGCGTTCCAGCGCCTACATGAGGCCGGGAACCCTGTCGACGCTGTCGCGGTCCTCGCCGCGCTCGTGGAGTCGGGCGACGCCGTCCGGATCGGTGGAGCCGTCTACCTGCACGACCTGGTGACGTCGGTGTCGACGGCCGCGAACGTCGGCTACTACGCGCGGATCGTCCTCGGGAAGGCCCTGCAACGCCGCCTCGTCGAGGCCGGCATGCGGGTGGCGCAGATCGGATACGAGGGCGGTGGTGTCCCGGCTGACCTGCTGGCGTCAGCCCAGTCTGAGGTTCTGGGCATTGATGGCCCTGACTGTGGCTATGACACGTGGTCACAGATCGCTGACGTGTTCGACCAGGTGATGGACGACGCCGACCCGTCCACCCCTAGGACTCCTGGGATCCGGTGGGGTTGGGCTGATGTCGATGAGTGGCTGAACCCGTTGGAGCCGGGCCAGCTCGCGTTGGTCGTCGCCTATTCGGGGGTCGGGAAGTCGATCGCCGTCGGGAACATCGCCTGGTCCGCAGCTGTCAGCCAGGGGCGTCCGACGCTCATGCATGGGATGGAAATGTCCCGGCTTGAGATCGGCCGCCGGATGGCGTCTGCCGCCGCGTCGGTGCCGTTGTCGAGTTTCAAGGCCCGCGAGTTGACGGAGGCCGAGTGGGGCCGGTTGGCGCGGGCACGGAAGGCGGTCGACACGGCACCGCTGGTGATCGACGACGACGAGGATGTGTCTCTGGCGTCGCTGCGGTCGTCGGTGCGCCGTCATCACCCTGACCTGGTGATCGTCGACCAGGTGCCGATCATGAGGGCTGCGGACCCGAAAGCCATGCGGGAGCAGCAGGTCGCGGCGATCGCGTATGGGTTGAAGAAGCTCGCGAAAGCGGAGCGTTGCGCGGTCATCGCTGTCGCCCAGTTGAACTCGTCCGCTATCGGGCGGGCCGACAAGTCTCCGACGTTGCATGACGTGAGGGAGTCGCGGGCGCTCCAGCACGCTGCCGACGTCGGGGTGATCCTGCACGATCCGACCAACGGGGAGAAGGAAGACCCGAGGGCCGGGGAGATCGACTTTGTGATCAAGAAGCAGCGTGACGGGGTGCGGGACAAGTTTATTCCCCTCGCGAGCCAGACGCATTACGCGAGGTTCGCTGACCTCGCGCGCCGCAGCGACTACGAGGGGGCAGGTCGGTGAGGATCCTGATCACGGGTTCCCGCACGTGGACGGACCGGCAGGTGGTGGCTGCTGATGCCGGATTAGACACGGGCTGTCGCGGGATGATACCGGGATGGTTGCGCTATGATGTGCAGCATGAAGACCACGCTTCACCTCATGCGGACCATGAGTCTGCGCATCCCGGATGACCTCCACGCGGAACTTTCATCCGCAGCCGAGGAGGACAGGCGGTCCCTTAACCGCCAGATCGAATGGATGCTTCGCCAGTCCCTCAACGGCAGGTCTCAGCAGGCACCCAAATGAGGCACGACGGGGAACTGCGTCTAAACGACTGGTTCTGTGGCGCAGGGGGGAGCACTCAAGGTATCGCGACCATCCCAGGGGTTCGCCCCGTCCATGCCGCGAACCACTGGGCCAAGGCCATTGAGTCACATGCCGCGAACTTCCCGGACGTCGACCACTGGAAGGGCGACATCCGGGACCTTGACGTCGCAAAACTCCCCCCGGCGGAGCTGTTCTGGGCGTCCCCTGAATGCACAAACTGGTCCAAGGCGAAGGGCAAGACCCGGGACTATGCGGTCACCGACACGGCCCTCCCCGGGATGGAAGACCCGGTACCGTCGGAGGAGGTTGAGCGGTCCCGAGCCCTCATGGAGGAGGTCCCGCTCTATCTGGAGGCGATGACCCGCCGCGGAATGCCCGTCCTCGCCGGGGTCGTGGAGAATGTCGTCGACATCCGCGACTGGACGGACTGGGGCCGGTGGCGCGCCCAGATCGAGGGCATCGGGTACCGGACCCGGCTGATCGCCCTCAACTCGATGCACGCCCAGTCCATCCGGGTACCCCGCGCCCCTCAGTCCCGAGACCGGCTCTACCTGGCCTACTGGCACGTCAGCCTCGGACGCGACCCGGACTGGGACAAGTGGCTCCGCCCCACCGCGTGGTGCCCGACCTGCGAGGAGTGGATCGACGCCGTCCAGGTCTTCAAGGACACGACCCGGGACATGGGCCGTTACCGCTCTCAGTACGTTTACAGGTGCCCGCGCGCCACGTGCCGGAACCGGATCGTCGAACCGTCGTTCCTGCCCGCATATACGGCGATCGACTGGACTGTCCGGGGGGAGCGGATCGGCGACCGGGCCAAGCCCCTCGCACCGAAGACCATCGCCCGCATCGAGGCCGGGATCCGCCGGTACGCCCGCCCTGTGCACGTCGAGGCTGCCGGGAACACCTACGACTCCACCTCGCCCCGCCACCCTCAGCACGGAACCCCTGACGGGTATGTCCGGGCATGGCCGGTTGAGGATCCCCTCCGGACCCTGCATACGACCGGATCCAAGGCTGTCGTGGTCCCGCCCATGCTCGTCCCTGTTGAGGGCCGGGACGGGAAGGTTGCTGCCACCATCCACCGGGCTGCCCGGACCCAGTCGACCCGCAGCGAGACGGCTCTGGTCGTCACCCCGATGCTCGTCCCTGCAGGGGGGACCTGGAATGACCGGGCATCCGACATCCACCAGCCGATGCGCACCCGCACCGTCCGTGAGTCCGAGGGTGTGCTCGTGCCGCCGTTCGTTTCTACGATGCGAGGCCAGTCGGGTAACCATCCTGCGACGTTGCCACTGACGACGGTGTCCGCTGGGGGCGGGCATCACGGGGTCGTTGTCGCCCCGTTCGTCGCCGAGCTCAGGGGTGGCGGATCCACGGCGAGGCCCGTAGCTGAGGCGCTGGCCACCATCACGGCATCCGGTACGCACCACGGTCTCACCGTCCCCGGGATGCTCGGATGGGACGAGTGGGCAGCGATCTACCAGTACGACACGGGAGGGTTGAGGAGCCTGCTCGACTCCCTTCCGACCCAGACCACGGTGCAGGGTGACGCCATCCTCTCCGGCGGGCCACTCCCGTCCGTCGATGACTGCCTCTTCCGGATGCTGGAACCGTCCGAGATCGGCGCGGGGATGGCGTTCCGCCCGGACTACATCGTGGTCGGGAACCGGAGGGAGCAGGTCCGCCAGTACGGCAACGCCGTCACTCCGCCCGCAGCGGAGGTCATCTTCTCGGCGCTGGTCGAGGCGATCGCTGGACAGGATGTGGCCGCGTGAAGCGCACCGCGATGCCAGCCCGCACCACCCCCCTGTCCCGCGGGACGGTCCCCCTGCAACGCAAGACCAGGCTCACCCCCAGAGCGGCCCCGTCCCGGTCCTCCCCGGCGCCCTCAGCCCCCATCCCTTCCCGGATGGACGTGGACGCCACCCCGCCCCGGAGGGCAGCACAGAAGGCCCCACGCCCGACCGTCTCCCGCCAGGAGCGGGAGGCCAAGCGCATCGTCAAGGCTCGCTCCGGTGGCTGGTGCGAGACCGGCTGCGGACGTCCAGCCCAGTCCTGGTCCCATCGGGTCGCCCGCTCCCAGGGAGGCCCGTGGAGCCCCGTCAACGGCTTGGGCATGTGCTCACTCGGTTCCGGTGACCCGGGATGCCACACATGGACGGGTCGGCGGACCGCCCTCGCATGCGCGGGCGGA